CAGACGGGACAGCCGCATCAAGGCCGGTCACTTCCTTACCGCCGTCACCAGTACCGTCGCTATAGACGGACTCAGCCAGCTTATTCGCCATCGTGCTTTCCGCCACGTTCATACGGGCTTCAAGCAGGTCGATGAACTGTTCACGACCAGCGTTCTGCAACATTTCCAAGCCGCTCATAACGACCGGGCAAGCAAGCTGCTTAATGTTGTATTCCGCTGCGCTGATAACGTCAGCCGCTGCAACCGGCAGCAGGTCATAGCCGCTATAAAAACCGGCGTTGCCGTTCTGCTGGAACGACAATTCTTGGAAAATCACGTTACCGCCGCCAAACGGCTTCACGTTGCCACGGTTATTAAGCCGAGCAAGCAAAGCGTTGTTTTTGGTTACGTTGTCAGCAATCTGACGGGTACGCGACTGAATAGTTGTCGCAATAATGTCCGTTACGGACGTATTCGCAAAAGCCATCTTATTTCTCCATGATCTATCGCCCGCTCAATCGGGCGGTTGAAAAACACACATCGTTCATGCAGCAGAACGAGCGGTCCGATCATGTTCGACGCCATAAGGCGCAGATGGCATAACGTCCCCGACGATAAGCAAATGGGACTGGCGTCTTTTGCTTAGTGTCGCTGCACGTTGTTGAAATTGTTAGATATTCTACATAAGCAGATTGTGATGGTTTATTAATGTTAAGCGTTCTTTCGATGGCACTTAATTATTAACAAATTCACAAAAGCAGTAAAAAACTAACAATTACAATTAGTTAGCAAAACAATGTTTTGCTTTAACAAACATACGCTTATCTTGAATGTGATGCAATAGCCGATTCAATAGCCGATCTAACATCCACAGCGGCCCTCTGAGGCGCAGAGATAGCCGGAGCGCCAGATACACTTACCGCCGCAGACTTTGCTTTCTGAGCCGCCCCAGTCAGTTTATTGGCATCAACACTTTTGCCACGCTGTTGCAAAATTGACCTAATCTTAGGATTGGCAATACAAGCCTGTTGATAAGCCTCTTGCAACGTCAATTCACGGCCTCGACGCTGTGCAACCTCCATCAAGTCAGCCATATCCTCGCGCACATCTTCGGCAAATTCAGCGTTCTGCAAAAAACCTTGAACCTCGGTAGCCGCTTCCTGCGTCAACCTTTCCTGCTGCATATGTTGGGCTTGCTGAAACTGGTTCATAAAGTTCTGAACAGGCGCAAGCTGTTGTTGCAGCATATTCCGCATTTGAGCAGATTGAGCATCTTCTTGCGGAATTTCGCCAACAAGCGCCGAATCCAACTGCTCAATAAACGCTTTTCCAAAACGACCAACACCAAACTGATTAACAATACCAGCCACCATTTGCGCTACATCGCCAGAAGTGCCAGTGCGCAGCCTAGCCGCCGTTGCCATAAGATTATCCACGGCTTGCAACGGATTGCTGTTTTCAGCCTTAATAAACATTTCATACGGCTGAATAACACGGTTGAATTGCTCAACCATTTTCCGCGCTTCGTTGCTTTCTTTTAGTGTGTTTTGAATGTCGCGCTCGCGGCGCATAACTTCATTTTTTATTTCTGTTGGAAGCGACGCCCAATGTTCTCTTACTTCAGGTTTCCAAGAAACAGGAGCTTTTTCAATTTGTTTTGGTTCAGATTTAGGACCGGGTTTTATTGCAGTTTGGTCAACAGAACTTTCCGCTTGATTTGCAATGTTAGTATTATCTGTTTTTGCAAACTTATCTTGCTCATCTTGTAATTTTTCTGTTTGTTCATTGTTGACAACATCTTCTGTAGGTTCAGATACAGGTTGCTCAACAACAGCTTCATTTGATGAAGTCTGCACTTCTTCTTCTTGCGGGATAGCAGATTCTAAAGCATCCCTAATTGTGGTGGGTTCATTAGTCATTTTTATTTATTCTCCAGTTGGTGAATTACGCGCCTAATGTGATCGCGTGTAATAGTTCCGCCTTTTTGATAATAGTTTTCTCGTTCTTGTTGTCGTTTAGTCCACGTTTGTTTGTAATCATCCACTGTAGTTAATCCATGCCGCTTCATATATTCGCGGTGCTTTTTGCGCGTACCAATATCTGTGCCGTCAGTTGCACGTAATCCTTCATAATGCGCGTCAGAAACCACAATATTGTTTCTTAGAGTTTTTTCCCTTGGTTCTACTTCAACAACTTTTTCTAATTTCTTGTCATAAATAAAAACACGTTTCATTTATTTCTTCCTTAAAGCCTCGGCTTGCATAGCTTGTTTCAGCATCTTTGTGCCTGTATCGGCTTTGTTAAAATCTTTAGCAACGCTTTGAGAAACGCCAGATTTCTTAGCAAACGCAGGGTCATGAGCCGCAGCCGCCATAAGACGCGCTTGCGCTGGTGATTTACTTGGCATTTTTGTATTCTTCTTTTATATCAACATAAGAAGATTCATCTTCCATTTCAGAGTCATCGTTTTCTGACTCCATTTCCATTTCGGACATATCCGGTTCTTCGTAATCATCAGGCATACGCGACAATTGGCGAAGAATCTCAGCGTAAATTTGCATTTTAGCTTTCATATATCACCTACCATTTAACTTTGTTTGCCCAATAAGCAGCAGACATTTTTCCTTTGGCAATGTTGCTGGCATGACGCGCCTTAAATGCTTCTCGACGCTTTCTATATGATTCTGACTCTACTTCTTTCTTAGGAGAACCGCTAACACCTTGTTGCCCAAAACGAATAAGTTTTATTTGTTCACCTTGTTTAGCCAAAACAGCATGAGATTTTTCTGGATGAGATGGTGTGCGTTTAGGATTGTTAAAACCACCAAAATATTTACGCAAAGCTTTAATTCTTGATGAGTATTTATCCATGACTAATTTGTAAACACGCCTACAGCCAATAATTCAGCATCTGCGCTAGTAGAAACCGCCCAACCACCATTTTTAGAAATCATGTTCATCTCAATGCTAAAAACTCCTTTTTCTACTCCGTTTGGGAGAAGCAAATGAGTCAGGTCGCCGTCATGTATATAAATATCTGAGCTGTTATTTGCTGTTAATGTCACCACCAAACGGTGCAAATAATCTCCTAATTGCCCATCATTGCCTAATGGGTATTCAGTTTCTTCTCCAGAAACGTGAACGTAAGCATATCTATATGGCTCTGGAACTCCTGACATGATTACCTCACAATCGGCGGAAGATTTTGATTAGGCTGCATTGCAGCCCTCGTCATTGCGTTCATTTGCAACACTTTGGCTTGCGTATCTACTTGTGTTTCTTGAGCGTTGGCTTCGCGCTCTCTTGCTTTTGCGATTTCGGACGCCGTTTTTGCTTGCTGCTCTGGGCTTGGTTGTGGCGGCCCTGGCTGATTTTGCTGGAGTTGGGCAACGGCTTGGTCAATGACTCCTTCAATCTCAGCGGAGACTCTGAACTTGGCAACGGCCCATTGCATAAGTTTAAGGAAGTACGGAGCCGCGCCAGGAACTGCTTGAGCCATTGGAGACACTTGGCTGATAAACGCGCCAAGCCCTTGCATAAATTGGACAGCACTATCGCGCTCTGCCGCATAATCAAGCGCAGCCATTGAATCAGCTTCGACATTTATTCTGTACTCCGCTAAGCGTTCATCCTTAATAAGCTGAATGGCCGGACCAGCAAATTGCACGTCTGGTGTGCGAATTACATTTGACCGTTCGGCAATCGTTTCAGGCTGCCAATGCTTGCTGATAATTTCAGCTTTAATCCGCAGCAGGTTAGTAATCCACTCAGCAATATAGAACTGACTTAATTGCACTCGCGTAGAGCCAAATTGCGCTTTGATTTGCTGTGCTGTAGCCGTTTCACTAGCGCGGGTGCTGCCACGCATAATGTCGGAAATGCCAAGCACTTCATAAATTTGAACCGTCTTATCCTGACGATACTGCCGCAACTGGTTAATGGCATTTACAACCTGATCAATCGGAACCCAATCAACCTTGCCCCTTACGCCACCGGCCTCGGCAAACATGGCCCAGTTATCAACCGGGATAAGCTGGTTTTCAGCAGCCTGATTAAACATGCGCTGAATACCCTCATGGTTCTTGTCATAAACGCCGACAACCTTTGCCGCCCTGGTCAGCCAAGTAATGCGGGTATTGATTTCATCTAATTCGTTAAACTGATCCTGCGCGAAAATGTAATCAGCGCGAGGAATAAAATTGCTGCTAGTGACATTCGCAGCAAGAGGCTTTGGACACGGGAAAAACGAATCAAGCTGAAGCGGGTCGTCCTTAATATCAAGGATAATGTCGGAGCCCTTGGCGTACCAATAAACCTTCTTATCTTCCTTGCACCAAATCTCAAACACTTGCGCCTTAGACCAAGGATCGTATTTTGGCGTTTGTGCGTTTGTCTCGCTTGTCTCCCTTGAGAACAACGGAACCATCTTGCCAATCTGTTCACCAAATCTTTGAACCAACTGGTCGCGGGTCATGTAAACGCGCCGCGCTACCCACCGCACTTCATCCCATACACGCGCAGGAGAATAGAAAAAGTCTTTCCAATAAATATAATCAATCGGCGCATCTTCATTGACAATGCGCTCATAAGTGCTGGCCGGTACAAGTTCTTCGCCGGTAATAGGGTCAATTTCCGCCGGGATTTCCTCAATCTGAGTTTCTACCTCATAACGCATCCATGATTGCCCCATGCCGACAATCAGCCAATCCTCAATCCCCTGCCGAATAGCCGAATCCCATGACGAAACATTGTCGTCAAACGCTTTGTTCAAAATACGCTGTACAATTAAACCGGCAACACGCGCTACATCGTCATCAGCATCCAAAAAAGAACGCGCCACCGACGATCTCGGAGGACGCGCATAAAGCAAACTCAACAATACCTTAGTGGACGACCAAAACAGATTTACCCGGCTTTCTTCCTTGTGCCACTCATCACGCCGGTCCAAATATCTGCGCGTAATGCGGTCGCCATCATCTTGAAACTTCATCATCTCTTTTTTCGAAGCCTCAATCTCAGCGCTCCACCGCTGCGCTTGACCAGCAGGAGTGTCAGCAAAGTCCATATTGGACTCAATCTTGTTTTGGATTTCCATTAACCAACCCTTCCGCCGCCGCGCGGCTGACAATCCCAAATATCCTCTAAATTAAACGTGTACATATTCTTAGGCGTATAAGCACTCGACTGCGTACTTTGCGGTTTACTATTTCCCGTAGGCTTACAACTCAACGCAAAGTACCTAAACGCATCCGCCGCATGACTGTGCTGGTCGTGCTTTGGCTTATTCCTGTACGTCTGCGTCCTTTCGTCCCATTCCCTCTTATACGCCCTTAAATGCTCTAAGCCATCATAAACAACTTTCTCATCAAACCAGCACTTTGGCAGTATAATACGCGCCGCCTCAATACCATCCTGCAAAGATAGCTCAGGTACAAGCCTTGGCGTAATACCCTCCTTCAGAAACTGCTCAATCATGCTCTTGCCAGTCTGAAGGCTCTTGGCCTTCGCATCATGCGGCAAATAAATGTTATTAACCTTATATGGCCTAGACTTAACCCATTCAATATAATGACTAATAGGCTGATTATCGGCCTCGTAAAAATCACAAATCTTGTAGCCGTCAGGCTGCGTCTGCCAACCCCACCAACTGCAACTGTCCGTGTAGCCAAGATCAGCCACCAAATCGACGCCAAAATCAGGGCTTGGCGGAAATGCGCCAACCCGCCCCTGCTCATACGCCTCTCCCACCAACTTGGCGTAATACGCCCCAGGCAATGCCGCATCAAAACTAATCTCATATTCAGTCGCATACGTTTCTTCAGTCATCTGCGCCCGCGCATCCCGCAACTCGTCAGGATGCAAAATATTCGTCTTACTAGCCGGTAACTCCATCAACATATGCGTCCCAGGATTCAGCCGCGCTTCCTCCCGCATCTGCCAAAAAAAGTTCTTACCCGCAGGAGTTCCCGCAAATATCGCCCACCCGCGCCGATCCGATAACGCAGGACGCAATACCGAATACCAAGCACTCGGCCTAATCAGCCCAACCTCATCCAAAACAACCCCGTCAAAATACATCCCGCGCCACGCATCAGGATGATCCGCCCCGCCCACATAAATTCGACTAACCCCCTTGTTACTATTGAACATTGTAATATGAAGCTCAGTCTCATTCGGCTGCGAAGCCCATAACGGCTTGCTCAAATCCTTCAAATAACTCCACGCCACCTTCTTTGCCTGATCCCGAAATGGCGCAAGGTAAGCAAACTGCGGCTTTGGGTGCTGACAATTCATTGAACTAATTACCAAATCCGCGCACATCGCTACCGTCTTGCCAGCGCGGCGGTGCGCTACCATCACAGCCCAACGCCTGTCCCGCCTGTGCAATGGCAGGAAAATATCTCGCGGTGCGTATTCGTTAATGTCCATTATTTGGCAACACTTTTTTTGGGGTATGGTGGATGGGGGTGGCCTATATTTATATTAACCCCCCCACCCCCGGCGCGATGGGGGGTAGGGGGCAGGATTTCTTGGCCCCCTAGCCTACCCCTAGCCTAACCCATTGATTTGTCTACATTTTTCCAGTCGTCCGTGGTGGTGTTTTCGATTGCGTGAACGGTCTCGTCCGCCCCCCCGCCGTCCGCCCCCCCGCCGGTCGGAGCATTATCGATCGTAAGGCCGTCGATCGGTCGCTCGCCGAGCCAGCCCAAATTGATCTGAATTGACTGGACCGTTGCGTCGACTTTGAGTGGGAGGGCGGCCTTAACCATCCCGGCAAAGATCTGCCGGTCGGCAATCCCACCGCTTGCGCGCTCGAGTAACCACGCCGTCAACCCCTTTTCGCCAGCGCGTGTCGTGACTTCACGCGCGGCGGTTTCGACTGCTGCGCGAATGTTGGCGGTAACCTTGTTTTGAGAACCCTTCGGGCGGCCGGGGCCGGGCGGCATGTCGGGATTTCCCCAGCCCTTTAGGGGCTTTCCCGTGACCTTTGAAAGCCTAACCGGCTTTCCCGTTTTCGTCGCTGTTTCTTTAACGCTTTCCATGCCTCAATTTTTCGCACTCCTCGAATTTATACGCAAGCACAAAAACGCGCCCTCAGTTTTCACGCTGGGCTGCCGTATCACATCGCCATTTTCCAAAAAAATAAACTGGCCAACAATCATCATCTCCCCCCCTTCGGGGGGGGGGAGAGATGTTGTTTATTTTGGCAATGTCTCATTTATTCAAATGTAATGCCTTGTTATTAAACAGTTATTCGCTGTTGTTTTTCTGTTTACGCAAGCAGCTTTCAAATGTTATTCGCCGTTTCCGAAATGTGTACCGCAATGCACACAAGCATTTTTTGGCGTTTTATAAGGGTTTTTTTTGCTCTTAAAAACAGCGTTGCTATTACCCTTTTATTACCAACACCTTATCTACATTGTGCGCCGCACAATAAATCATTTTCCAACATTACAGTCATGTAATGCGCAAACCGCTTGCGTTGTTCATTTATGCTCTATATAAACAACTTGTTAGCACAACCCATGAAAGGAATACGCAACAATGACCACATACAAATACATTCAAGATCCCGGTCACGGATGGATCGAAGTTCCGGTTTCTGAAATCCGCGCTTTGGGCCTGAAGCCCTCGCACTGTTCCTACAAAAAAGGCCGTTATGTCTATTTAGAAGAAGATTGCGACGCCTTGGCGTGGATCAACGCCCGTGCTGCGGCTGGCCGTCCAGTGAACCGGGACGACTTGGTGGAGATCCACACCAATCATGACAGTCCCGTTCGTGACATGGCCCGGTGCTAAGCAACCGGCTTGAAAATAAACCGGGGAAGGCAGAACGTCTTCCCCGTTCGCTTTAACCCTTTGAGGAATACAGCAAATGGAATTATGGGACATAGAGACACCAATCAAAGAAATAGAAGGCTTGGATATTGATATCCCAGCATGGATTGAACAGGACATTTCGCCGAATGACGTTGCCGCGATATGTCATGGCGGATGCGCGTCCGGCGCTTACATGCCAGCCGTTACATATCACAACGCGCTCAAAGTCATGTCCGAAGATGGCGACGATGTGTTGCAATACATTGAAGATGCATTAGGCGAATTGCCCGAACCGCCTAAAAATACCTCTTGGTCCGGCATGGCGTGTTTTTACCTGTCATGCGCGGTTGAATTGTGGGCGTCCTCAGTTGAGAGCGAGCTGGAATCCTTTGAGATAGACGAAGCCGCTTGAGGGTTTAGCAGGTAGCTGGTCCCTGTGGCCGGTTACAAGGTGAATCTTTACCACATGAAAGGGAAACCAATGATTATATTTGCTCACATATCAGGCGGGACATTCAAGAAAGTATCTGCTCGCCAACAGGTCGCGCCTGGTCTTTTCGCTAACGTGCGGACTAATCAACCCATCGTTAGTCCTGAAACCCTAGCACATGAACAAGCCGCCGCTAGGAGTCAAACAATCACGGCAGACGGACTCCCTGAGCTTTGCTATGCGGCCGCTATTACGCAACCAATAGGGCAACGCGTTGCACTCATTAAACGCGGCGAGTCCGGTTATTATCCGAGTCAATACGACAATGAGCATTTAAGCCTTGAGGATGTGACTCAGTTAGTTGAGCACTTAAACAAGCAGTTGAGAGTCTCGCAGATACAAGCGCGAGCCATGCTCAATGGTTCAATGTTCGGCTGGAATGTTGCGGCCGCTGATCCTAAGCACATCGGGGTGTGCAGGTAGCACCCTTCGGGGTGTGCAGCAAGATCTAACCTACCATAACGCAGGCATTTAGCCAATTATAAAGGGAATTATTATGAACACTTTAATCGAAACATACCAGCACCTAGGGCAAACAATAGAACTGCACATAGACGATTGTGGCGACCATGAGTGCCCTTTGGAACATGATAATGATGGTGTCCGCTTTGTTACCTTTGAACGAAATAGCACACTTTCAAACTACCATGACTTTTCGAGTCCAGAGGATGCGGCGGTGTGGGCAAACGGAAACGGATTCGAATTATTTAACCTTTTCAAGTACGAACATGGACGCGTTGCCTATTCTATCACGGGCTTTGGTTGCCCTTGGGACTCGGGGCAGGTTGGCTATATTCTAGTAAGAACGGCGGACTATTGCCACGAAAACAGCCCCACAACATCCAAAATCGCGCAAGGCATGGCCGATATTGTCACAACTTGGTGCAATGGCGATTATTGCGGATTCGTTGTCCAGGATTCACACTCGAATAATGTAGATTCTTGTTGGGGCTTTGAGAGCGTAGAGGATTGCAAGGCAGAAGCCGAGTCCACCGCAAAACACTACGCAAAAGAAGCCCGCAAAGCGCACCAAAGGCAGGCAATGGCGTTTGTTAGAAATAGAGTCCCGCTAGCACATAGAGTTTTTACTTAGGTTTTCGCGTATTGCCGGGTGCTTGCGCCCGGTAGTGCGAGTCAACTTAATCAATAGAAAGGGAATATCATGACATTTGAAACCTTTACCGCTCCGGCCTATTGGGCTTGCTACCTCATAAACGGTGACGCTTCCGGTATGAAAGACAACGAAATTAAACAAGCCGATGATTGGCAACGCTCTAACAATATTCACATTATTGACGTTGTGCGCGACGAAACCGGCGAGGCTGAAGAGCCCCGTTTTAGTGGGGACGTGCCATTTTATGCCCCCCAGGTGGATTTCAAGGGCGGGGATGTTATCGATTATGTTTGTGAACTATTAAAGTAATGAGGGCATAGCAGGTAGCACCCTTCGGGGTGTTACTTGGTGAATCCTCACCGCTAAAAGGGAATATTATGGACAAAAGATATACAGTAGAGCGGGAATGGTGTGGCGAGTCTAAGCCTATGTGGGTTGCCCGGTTTTGTGGGGATTGGCTTGGCAAGGGTGAAATGAAACCAGACGGCGTAATGATCTGCCTCGCCCATGCCGATAAACGCAAAAGGGAATTAAGCCATGAAACGTGAACGCTTGCCAATGCTTGCTATATTAACCAAGTATCATTTGCCTATAGGTGCAAAACCTGGGCGTATATCAGCTTGGAGTCATGACGCTAAAATGCTCTTTTCTCCGGCCGAAAACACAAAATCCAATCACATGAAGGCCGCGCAGTCATTTATGAAAGTGCATGGAATAAATGGCAATTATGTCCAGGTGCAGTTGCCCGAAGGTGGTGCTGAGTTCGTAGTAATTACAGGGTGTAAACAATGAAACAAGTTTTTGTAGCAATATGTGAGGGTGTGTCGCTGGTCGCACTACTTGGCATAATTTACTTTTATCTGATGGTATTTGCAGCATGACACGCACAACTCCAGATTTTTATGTACTTGATGAGATGCGCCGTTGCATTGCGCTGCATCTTCAAAAAGCGCTGAAAGAGTGCGAGATACTTAGTCGCGACTTACATCACTTAAACCCAATTACTGTAACAGCTGAAATTGCAAAGCAATTTGATCCTGCTGATGAAGGATTAATACAAGATTGTTTTTCGGATGCTTTTTGGGGTGCAATAAGATCATTGCAAGAGGATGGTTTTGACGAACCGTTTACACGCTCTACTCTGCCAAGCGGCTTGTCTAAGGTATAAATATGATTTATAGCAATTCTGGACCGCTTCCTTTTCACCTGGACATTTACGCAGACAGCACTTTTTTTGCGCGTGAGCCGTCTGGTTTCTGGCCGGTGCGTTGGTTTGGCTTAGTTAGTCGGTACGGCTTGGCTTGGGGGTGTAACGTAATGCTCGAAAATGGTGCGATATATCGCAACCTACCGCCGCATGGCTTGGCGTTTAAGCCTGATCCTGATGCCTGGACAATACAGCAAGCGCAAAGGTGGGATTGTTATGGCCCACAATTCAGCGCGTTGGTTTATCCGGCGCTGGATGGTTTGGATTGTGTTACGTCTGAAGGATATGAAGGTGCATATTTATTCACCGTTGCGCCGATGAATGATGCTTTTAGCCGTGATCCGCGCCAAAGTAAAGAATTCACATTTATACACCTAAATAATGGCCGTTTGACTATTCAACCAACTGACAAAGTAATTTTTAGAGACAAGTCTTTTACAACAACAAATGAATGGCCCAAAAATCTTAAAAGACAAACTGAAGATTGGCGTTGTGAATGAAAAGTATAAATTTACGCTACGCAACGACTTGCAGGTGTGGCGTGTATTTATTCAAAGGTGCGGCGGCTGTGTATGCGCCTGGCCGTGGAGTTGTAGGCTGTTATGACTGTTCCAAAGATAAGATACGAGGATTTGCTAGACAGCCATCGCTTACTTGTAAAAAAAGCGCGGAGATTAAGCGAAATCAAAAAGTCGCAAAATCAGAAAATAAAAGCGCAAGAACATGAAATTGAATTTTTAAGACAAACAATCGCAGAACTTGGATGTTCTATTTTTTGGAAAAAAGATTTGAATTAACGCGCACACACCCGTCGAATCCCCTTGGCTCCGCTGGCCGGTGCGGAAGTGCGCGAACCGGCCACTTAATTACATCTAAAAAAGGTGAATCAAATGACGGCATTTATTAACTCAGACATAGGCTCAATCTCCGGCATGGTGGCCGGGGTTATCTCGGGCGGGTTGATTGGCTTTATTTTTATTATTCAGTGGCTTGGCCGGTGATTACCCTTATTAGCCCAATCGAAAAAGCCATTTAAGCGGTTTGTCCCTGGGATGTTCCAACTCGAAATGTTTGACCCTGAGTTAGATCAGCAATCCTCTTGCGGTGAGACTTGCGAGATTGGGGCTGACGAATGACCCCCCTCGCCCTCACTGAAGCCCTGCGCACCATATCCCTAGACACCACGGCCACCCGCGACGAGCGGCTTTACCGGGCCTTGGTGCGCGTTTTATCGGTAATTGAAAAGACACACCCCGAGGCGGTTAAAATACTCTCAGCAATGTTGGAGGCTGACCGTGGCTGAAATGGTGCAGATAAAGGAAAATGAAAGACTGATGAAAAATGATCGTTTTGTAATGTGTATGAAGTGTAAACACGCTGTATGGCCCCAATATAGCCTTGGCGAGTGCCATCATCCAGACGTTGCTGATGCGCTGACGACTGAAGCGCGGAATACTGACGGCGTGTGTGGACCAATTGGAAAATTGTACGAGGAAAAAAATGAACGATTTGAGTCCTGAAATTAAAGCTTATATGGCGACAATTGGTAAAACTGGCGGTAAATCTGGCACTGGTAAGTCGAAAGTGCGCGGTGATGCAGACTATTATCGCAAGATAGTTGCGAAACGGTGGGCAAACGCAAGTGGCAAGAAAAAAGAAAAATAAATTACCGCCAGTGCGGCGGTTTGAGGTGGGCGCTTCACTTCATAACGAGACATTTTTGCTTAATTTAGGTTATAAAATAACCAAGACAATGAGATACATAAAAGTTGAAACTGCAAAAAAAACATTTTTCTTGCAACAATCTGAGTTTTATAAATTTGTCGATAAAATCCGTGTTGAAAATGGTTATGAGCCAATCATAAAGCCTCGGTCATAATAATATATTTGTCGTCTATTGTGTGCCGGATTAGTTTTAATTCTTGTAGCTTCTTCAGCGAACGCATTGCCATCACATAAGCAGACTTTTCGTTTTTTGAGCGTTTGGCAATTATCGCTTTCACTTCGTCTTTGGTTACAGCATCATTTAGTGTAATAAAATCCAATACCAGTTGATCCGTCTCGCCCAAAGTTGTTTTGCCTGTTTTAAGCTGCTCAACGATACTTATATATTTTGCAGCAAGCGAAGTAATGCTGTCGCCATCATCATCTGTCCAAAGCGGTTGTGATTCCAGATTAAATGATTGCGAAGATATTTTATCGCCGTCCTTCTGTTTCGTGACTTCAATAGACGCACACAATTCAGCTTCTTTGCGTACAGCCAGCAGAAAATCCACGTTAGCTGTAAACGCGCTGGAGCCTCTAGGTCTGCCGCTGTTATCGTTTGAATGTCCAATATGGTGAATGACAATCACTGTTGCGCCAAATGGTTCGCGCAGGTGTGTGTTTACTTGTCTGAAATACTCGGATACGTCTGTTGCAGCGTTTTCGTCGCCAAAGAATGTTTGGCTAAACGTGTCCACAATAATCAAAGACGGCTTTTCAGATAGCGCGTCTATGTCTTTACGCAATGATTTAAGACTTGCTTCATCTGTCAGTACGAGCGGCGTAGCACAGGTCCAAAAATTAGACGGCAATGCGCGGTTGTTTAGTTTGTGCCAAGCTGCAATGCGCCGGTAAATACCAGCACCGCCTTCGCTGGCTACATAAACGACAGGACCGCTTTTTGTTTTGCGATTGATCCAGTTAATCGCATGGGCAACGTGTAATCCAAGGTCAATAGCGATGAATGATTTGTAAGCGCCGGACGCGCCAAACAGAACGCCTATGCTATCAAGCGGCACCATTCCTTTTACAAGCCATTTGATGGCTTTTGACCGGCTTTCCAGCGTGTTTATATCAAGCAACAAGCCTGTTTCTGGTATAGGCTGATATTTTGGCTCGGGCGCGAACTTTTGAGCGCCAGTGACCATACGAGGGATTTCGTCGTAGCGTGACTGCCACCTGGCGACTTCAGCAACGTCTTGCGGCTTTACCGCAAGCATGAGGCCGCGCAAATGCTCGACAACTGCGCCGGGGTTCAATCCTGCACTAATTAGCTTGCTTGATAGTTTTAGCAGCGGGTCGTGATAGCTGCGATCTCTCGGCTCATCCTGCGCCAAGGCTGATATAAGTTCAGCATGGCTTGAGCCGGTGACTTGTTTAATATTCTCTTTTATTGTTGACGGTTTATTGCGTAGGGATTCCAGGTCTATGCCAAAAGCAGCGCAAGCATCTGCAAGCGAGTATTTATCTGCCAGATTAGCTTGTATGACTTTGACTTGCCACGCGCCACTTTCGCGTGGCTTGGTATTTGAGGCTGACGGCAACCGCATATAACGAACAGCGTTGTTGCCTGATTTGTCGGCTTTGATAAATCCCTTGTCTGCGAGTTCAGACATAACGGCATCAACAAGCGCCAGATTTGTTGCGTCTGCATCGGCTTCGTCAATCAGTATGCCAGCTTGATAATTCTGTGGGCTTGTTTCAAATATCCAAGACACCTGACCGTTTATGTCGTCTAGCTGTACGTCATCTACACCGAGAGCAGCCAGCCGCGCAAAATGGTTCTTAGAGCGCTTAAACGATCCGCTTTCATCTAAGCCAGAAAGGACGCTGGGGCTAAAATAGGCGTTTTGATTGGCGACTATATCAATCAGACTAGCTTGATTTTCCTTGTGCTGATACATACGTCCAGACCATTGACCTTGCGTAGCTTGGCCTGGGTTGGATGCAAAGTGTGCAACCCACAAATATTGATCTGCGTCTGCGCCACCGAGTGCAGACAAAAACTCACTATTTTTCATATCTGGCCTACCTAATATGCGTTAGGTCAGAGACAGTAAGTTTAATTTTATTCAGCTTGCAATGTTCAAGTATGCGCGACCAATGCTCTTGCGGAATCAATCCAGCCTTGGTTTTTTTGCGAGGTAACAGCCACCTACTTACAGCACTAGGCGCAATATCTAGTATGCGAGCCGTTGCCCGTACACCGCCTAATGTAATAATGACTGAATATGCTGGTTCGCGTTTATGTTTGATTTGTTTCATTTCTGCAAACCCCTGTTGTGGTGGAGAATGAAAGTTATTTATGTGTCGTAAAATAGTCAACACTAAAAAAATCAGGTGTTGCATTTTATAAAACACTCAAATAATGTCACCGCGCTATAACAAAAGAGGTGAACATGAACATGATCGAATTAATTACAGCGTGGCACAACGCGAAACGTGCAGAGACAGAAGCGAACGAAAAACGCAACGAAATAGAACGTCAGATTCTGAAACTAATCACGGTAAAAGAAGAAGGCCGCAGCGTGACAATGTTGACCAACACAACGCGCTGTATTGCAACAAGTAAGTTAAATTACAAAGCAGACTTGAAGTTGCTGCAACAGTTGACTCAAAGCTGGCCTGAGTATGAACGTCCCATAAAAACAAAGGTTGAGGCCGACGAGTCTCGATTAAAGCAGATCAGGCATGAACGTCCTGACCTGTGGAAAAAACTGGCACAAGCTATAACGCTGAAGCCATACAAAACCCACATCACATTGGAGAAAGTCGATGGCGTTTGATCTAAACAGCATCA